AAGCCGCCCCGTTGCATTTCAGCCAGCCTGTCGGCGGAGTGGCTGAAGGCCACGGAACAGGCACACCAACGGGTAATGCCGAACCTTCTCCCAAACCAAGGTATGCGAGAAGACCGGCAACATCCTTTCCACTCAAATGAGTCAGCGTCTCATCCAGTGGCTGCTTACCTGACAGCGCATTGTTAATGGTGGTACTGAATTTCGGGTCATTGTTAATGGCTGCGGCAATTTCTTTCAGTGTGTCCAGCGTGGCTGGCGCACCGTTAATCAGAGCGGTAATAGCGGCCTGAACAAACTCAGTGGTCGCAATCCGCGTGGTGTTATTTCCTGCGGTAGGCGTCGGCGCTTTTGGTTCTCCGGTAAATGTCGGATTATGTTTCTGTGCATACTGGGTATGAGGATCCTGTGCAGCAATGTGGTTTCTCATCTGGTCATCCACATACAGCCTTAATTCCAGGACTTCATCATCCACGTATTTACGGGTCGCCAGTACCACCGACGGGTCGATTTTCAGCGTAATAGCTTCGGTATTCGTGACAACCAGAATCATGCGGATAGTCTGGGTACGACCACTGCCTTCCTGCAACTGCGGTTTGTACGTTTCCGGGCAGTTCGCCACCGCAATAAGTACGCCTTCATCATCATAAAGCCCAATCTCACGGATCCAGAATCCGCCCTCGTTCTCAGGGATGATTTGCTCCGCAATAATCTGGCTCTGGTTGTTCGGGTCAACACTCAGAAGATTCAGCGGCGCGATGCGTTTCTGGTTAATCAGTTTTGTCTGTGCCGGGTCTGGTGTCGGCAAGACACCATTCGCATCACCAACGGCCATTTGCGTCAGATTCAGCTTACTGCCGAGCATCGTCGCGTTAGCCAGCCGTGCCGCGCCCTGATTAGTCAGAATGGCGTAGTATTTCACTGTCATGCGTTTACTCTCAGGTTATCAATTAAATGAATGGCCGAGGCCGGGAAATAATCCCCTCCGACAATAATGGCCTCCGGGGTGTAGGGATAAACCGTCAGGGCGTCACCGTGATAGCATCCCGCACCGGCAAAAATGTTGCCGGTTGTACTTAAACTGATAGCCAGTCCCGTCAGATGGCGGCTTGCCGGTTTTGCATCAGCAACGAGGCGCTCCAGCTCCTGATACATTTCCTCGGTAATACCCTGCTCAAGCACACCAACAACGATGCGGAACGTCCCCGGCTCCTCGTTGAGCTGCCACCACTCCCTCACCTCAATCAGATAGCCGAGCGGCTCCACCACACGCCGGATTGCGCCTATAGTGCCCTTATGGCAGTGAATGAAATACGCATCGCGGATAACAGCGCGTTTTGTCGCTTCCGGCCACTTATCATCCCAGCGGTCAACCGAAAATGACCACGCCAGCCACGGCAGCAGATTTGCCGGACAGGTATCCGGGTTCCACAGCTCACGAATACTGACCGGCGTTTTTTCAATTTCCGCACAGGCTCTTGCGGCGGCGACTTCAAGCGGTGATGAGCCGGTCGGCAGCAGGCGCGAATCACTCATCCGAGCCTCCGGTCACGACGCTGTATTCGGTGCAGAAAGACGCCTGCGTACTGTTGAGCACAATGTCAGCCAGAGGTGCAGTCAGTTCGACACGCTGCACGCCTTCCACATGCAAAGCGGCATAAATGGCAGACAGACGGATGTCGCGCCCAAGCCGGTGCTGTGCCGTGATGTACGCTTCCAGCTTTTTCACGGCGGCGGCGCGGATGGGTTCGCTTTCGGGACCAGGGTAAAGGTAAAGCGTGGCGTTTATCTGGTATTCAACGATGGCGGCAGACTGCACGGTCACGCGGTCGGCCACCGGCCTGACGTCCTCGCCATTAAGGGCGTTACGCACCACGGCCAGCAGGTCTTCGGATGCGACGCCGTTATTTTCACGGGACAGCACAGAGATGGTGACGCAGGCAGGAGACGGACTGGTGACAGAGATATCCGCGACACGCCCGTCGGCACTGCGACCATGATACTGATAAGCACCCACCGACCCGGCAACGCTTAAACCTTCAAACGCCTGCTGAATACGCAGACGATAATCAGTATCAGACTCCATCACTGCCGGTGTCGGCGGGATAGTCGAATCATCTGCCGGGGTGATAATCAGGCGCGTGGTGTTGTAATTGGCACCAATCACATCAAGGTCATTACCGGCGGCACAGGCCAGCATCACTGCCCGTGCGGCCTCATTCACACGCTGACGCCAGATAAGCTCACGATAAGCATTTTCCTCCAGAAGTTTGACGAGAGGCTCGGATTCCAGCGTCAGGGTACGGGCGACCGCCTCCTGCTGGTCTTCCGGGTAAAGGGAAATCAGTGTCGCCTTGCGTTCGGCAAGAATGGTTTCAAAGTCCAGCTCCTCGACCACATCCGGTGCGGGTAGCTGGTTCAGGTCGATAATCGGCATGGTTTCAACTCACAGGGATGGTTAACGAAAGTGGCTGGCCGGTGTCGTTGTGCTGGCCGGTTAACGTGACCGTCATTCGCCCGTCAAAACTGCGCTCAGTGGTGACGGATGACAGGGTGACGCGGGGTTCCCATTTCAGCACTGCCATGTAACAGGCGACTTTAATCTGCAACTCAAGCGCCGGGGTCTGCGGCTGGTCAATCATTGACGCCAGCAACGAGCCGTAATCACGACGCATCACCCGTGAGCCGACCGGTGTGCGCAGGATATCGCCGATACTCTGGCTGATATGCTCAAGGTCAGTGACCGTCAGGCCATCACTGCGATTCATTCCGAGATAACGCGCTGTCATAGAGGACTCCCGGTTGTGCCGCCGCTGTCGCCGGGGTGTTTATGGGTATGCAGTACCTTACCGTTTGATGAGAGTTCACCGCCGGTGTGTTCAATGTTGCCGCGCATCGTCCCGCCCTTCTGCACTTCCAGCGTGCCGGTAATCAGCCTGTTGGTGCAGACCACCTCCGGTGCGTCCATGGTGATGCGGGTTGATGCTTTCACCATGACCACCGGCACCGTGGCAGTAACAGAATCAGAAGCCGTCACGCTGACCGTTTTAATTCCGCTTACCATGAGTGCACTGGTTTCGGGTTCATACTCAATCACCGCCCCGTCAGGGAAACGGATATGCAGGGCATCCGCCGACGCAGACGGCGCGGGGTTATCACCGGAATAAATCCCCGGCAGAACAAACGCCGTGTCAAGTTCACCGCCCACGGCCAGAATCAGCACCTGTTCCCCCACGGAAGGTGCCCACCATGTACGCGAACGCCCGGCACGATGGGTCAACCACTGAAGCCAGTCGGTGCACATGCCGCCGGTCTGCACACGGCAGCGACCGGCGTTAAGGTCGGTTTCGACGATAACGCCGGTGCGAATCATATTGCGCAGTGCGCGCGCGAGTTCCTGAATATTTGCGAGAGTGTTCATAACGGGAAGGATGCCGCTGGACGATACCAGCAGCAATCATGGAGGGTTCTGTCAGCTGTGACACAACATAACAAATATTAGTTGTAGCACTTCTCTATAATCTTCATACACTCCTCATGAGCTAAATCATGGCTGTCAAATTCTTTATTAAAAAAGAAGAAAAACGCCTTCTTAACCTGAGGAATTTCAATAAAAATAAATTCATCAACCTTATGAAAGAAATGAAAACTCTTGTTTGATGTTTCAAAAACCATCAAAGAATTATGTTTTTTATCCTTCCATTTCGACATCAGATTGCGTCGCGATTTTCGTATAATCCTGAAGACATCCCCCGGCGTCGTATCGACATTCCCCCAAAACATTGCAACCGGGAAGTTTGCAAGAAACGGGATATAATCACCACCTTTATACCTGAGAAAGCGGTTCCGCAAATCCATTAGTTGCAACTTAAAACCCATGTATTGCAACCACCATATGATGCAATCATACTCATAATCTGTTAACTCCTCCCCTCTCTTTTCCGTAAGAAATTTCTTCAGGTTATACTCAAACACTCCCAGCAAATCAGAATTGCACACTCTGCATGCTGGTACAGTGGCTTTAATGTAATGAGTTGACTGATTATTCTTTTTATTAATTAAAGATTTTTCAGCATTTGACTCAAAGGCCCACTGAGGAATAATGTGCTCACGAGTAATATCGTCAGAACTCCCGCATAACACACATATATCAGCATTATGGTCAGCAATAATACAATCCATAACTTTCTTTTGAGAATGCTTTACTCTTTTTCTCAAAATGGAAAACTTTTTATCCACAAACACCCGTCTCATATAACATCTTTCGATAGAATCACTAATAACTCCCTTTCTATCAATTGTATAGATTCCTTGTCAAAACCAAATAACTCACGAACAGGATATTCCACCACAGCACTATTACGCCCCGGTTTATCCCTAAGCCCTAATTGATGTACTCGCGCAATTCGTTGTACTCCGCTGGCAAACGCCACCACCGCCGCACTCTCGCTACCTGTTGCTTTCATAAACCGGTTAGTGCGTAATTTCACAAACATTTCCCGCTTTATCCGGCCTTTCTTATTTCGTACTGGTTGGTTTTTTCTCGGTACATACGGCGTACCATCCGGGGCTTTTTGTAATTTAATTCGCTGCTGCTGGCGCTGGCGCAGCTTCTTCGCAATATCTACCGCCAGTCGCCGACGCCCTGACGTTGACAGCGATTCAATCAGTCCGGTCAGACGGTCTTCAAAACGCTTAAACTCATTCATCCCACTTACTCACCAGTTCACCATTGATATAAAGCTCCATCGGGCGGGTGACCGGCTCCGGCGGCGGAGGTTCCGGGATATTCTTCACATGCAGTGCGCCGTCAACCTCACTGACCAGCGTGCGCTCGGTCAGCATCAGGCTGATGCTGATATCAAAGCTGCTGTCATTGTTGATGTCCGCATAAAACGTGAAGCCCTTTTTCTGGCCTGCGTCGGTGGTCATGATGTCGGGCTGATTTTCCCGCAGCCACGCCAGCACCGGCACGATGAGCAGGTCAAAATCACCGGTAAAGTCGGTCACAATGACATTGAGCGTGTAACGCTTTTCGAATGACAACGACGCCGCCAGCGTGGAGGCAATACTCCCGTTATCCACGAATATCCGCAGCATATCGGGGTTAGTTTTCAGCACCGTGACGGCATCAGTCAGCGCCCTGCGCAGGCTGTCGGGTTTGAGCATCGTTTTCGTCCTGACAGTGTTTAATCATTTTTACCTGGCTGGCACAGCGCGCCAGCGCGTTCTCAAGCTGCCGGATATCGGCACTTAAATCACCGTTCGTCTCCGGGTCGCTGCCCGGCATCGGGCAAAGACTCACTTTCGGGCAGGCGTTGTGGACAATCACTGGCGTCGGTGCAGGCCGGGCGCTGGTGCAACCGGCGCACAGCATCAGGCAGGTCAGCACCGTACCAGCGGCGAAAATCTTCGTTTTCATTCAGTAACCTCGTGATGGTTTTCTCGCGCTGTGCTTCACGCTTCGCGGCGTTCTCCAGTTCCTGACGCAGTGCCACCTGCGCCAGCTCGTTTTTGTCTGCCCTGGTGAGTGCAACATGAAGCTGATTTTTCAGCATGGTGATGGTCGTCTGCTGCCCGCTGGCGACGTTGTTCGCCCTGTCCAGCGAGGCGCGCAGGCTGGCGTTTTCATGCTTCGCCAGAAACAGCCCCGCCACCGCCAGCGATAACAACACGACCAGCACAATCATCAGCTTTGACATGGTTCCCGCCCCTCAAAACGCTGACGGCAGGCCGTGCGTATCAGCCGGAAAAACAGTGACGCCACGAGATAAATCAGCGCGGTAAAAATCCATCCGGCGGCGACCAGCGAGATAAATGTCGCCACCATCACCACCAGAGCCACTGCCCGTCTGCACCACGGCACCGGCTGCAAAAACAGCGACGTGACAATCTTCACGGCCAGCGACTCCGGTGGCAGCTCCCGCCCATAGCGTTCCAGCACATACTCAGTGGCATACACGCCGACACCACCGGTAACCACACAGATAACCGTCGCCAGAATCGCCCAGGCGGCGACAAAATTGACGGCCACGCTCTGCGGGTAAATCAGGGACAGTGCCGGCATCAGCGCCAGCGACACGTTCAGCATCAGTGAAAGGGATAATTTCTTCATGGTGTTTACTCCGTTTAAGCAGGTACGCCGCCAGCGGTACGCCAGACGGTGACCAGTTTTTCCAGTGAATGCTCACGCTGACCGTAACCGGCACCCGGCAGGGACGCCCAGATATTGCGACAGCGTGAAATGGCGCGCTCAATGCGTCCCGCCCGGATGTCATCCAGTGCACCGCGTTCGCGGATCAACTGAATGGCAAGTCTGTCCTGTGACAACGGACTGAAATCCGGCAGGGCAAGCTGTTTGCGGTAATGCGGCCAGAACAGGTAAAGCTGCTGATAGCGACCGGAGGCCGTGGATTTTTCACCGCGACGGTTAAACACCTTCGCCGGTCGGCCATGCGCGAACGGGTGGTCACTGTAGTCGGTGAAAATTTCCGGCTTTCCGTCCAGTCCGGTGACTATCACGTCATAGCCCCGGTTTTTCGTCAGCGGATGATTCGCCGTCCCTTCGGACACGGCCAGCATGTCGAGAAAGGCGGCGATATTCTGATGCGTGTTAATTACCGGCATTACTGTTTCCCCCTGCCCTTAAAGCGGCGCTGAATGGCAATCTCAATCACCTGATAACCGGCGATACCCAGCATGGAGCCGATGCCGCACACCGCAGGCAGTGACAGGTCAGGAAACTGCACCAGAACAACACCGGCAACCATCGAGACAAAACCACCGAGCAACATGCGCCCGATAAACAGACGCGGGGTGATGGGTTCACCACCGGCAAGCACCTTGCCGACAACAATCAGCACCCCAATCATGAAAAGCGACAGGACGCTTTTTTCTTCTGCTGTCATGCGTTACTCCCACAGATTGACAGTTTCAGCCACGGGCGCGGTCTGAACGTCGGGCAGTTCGACGGCGGTGCCATGTGGCAGCACCGCCCCCAGTTCAGCCAGTCCCGGATTTGCGGCGAGCACAGCCTCGACCACGCCCTCAGTGCGCCCGTAATACCGGACACAGATGGCGTCGAGCGTGTCGCCCTGTAGCGCAAAGGTCTTCATCAGATTTGACTCACGATGCAGCGCGGCTTGTCCTGGATACGCGCCACCGCCCAGCGCATATCCCGCCACAGCTCATCAATGGTGCTGTCAATGCTGTCGGCCTTCTTGTCGCCTTTCGCACTGGCATCCACGCCGCGGTAACGCTCATAAAGCGACGCGGTCGCCATCGCACACACGGCGCGCTCGTAGTAAAAAACTTTGATGCTTTCACCGTCGATGTCGTCCGCCGGAACGTCCGCCAGACGCGTAAAACCGGCGGCAATTTTCTGTTCGCGGTACTCGTACAGCTCCGCATTCGTCTCCGCCATGCCTGACTTGATGGCCTCACGCAGACGGGCGGGGGCGACGGTCTGCTCAAGGCGCATACGTTCCCGGACGCGCTTCGGGTCGATATCGGGAAAAAAGAACGTGTTTTTAATCACCGGCTCGTCGCCTGCCGGTTGCGGGATGACCACCGTACCCTCACCGGACACGGGAGCCTCCTTTCGCGGAATAATCAGCGTCATCATGACTACCTCTGAAAAGTCGGGCGGTGGACGCCGGTACAGCGTCAGGTGATTCACCCACACTGACCGGCGTGCCGCCCTGGCGCGGGGCGCATTCGGTTGTTAACTGGCTTTCTTTTTCGGGCGTCCACGTTTTGCCGGTGTCACGCTCCGGGTCTTACGCAGGGTACGGGTGGCCGCTTTGGGCTGCGGCTCCGGCTTCGGTTTCAGCTCCCGCTCCAGTCGTTCAATCTCTTTTTTGACGCCTGCCTGACAGTCGAGCTGTGTCGCACGTTGCAGGTGAGCCAGCGCACCGGCGGCATCACCACCGTCACGCAGAAACAGACCGGTGATTTTGTGCAGCTTTGCGCGCACTTCATCAGGCATGTCAGCCGTGGCGGTCAGTGCAAGGGTCTCCGTCAGCAGGCGGGTATCCACAGACTCACCGGCAGCGTGAGCACGCATGGCCGCAAGCGCCACCTCCTCGGTGAACATGTACGGCGGGGTGCGGCGGTGTTTCCCCGGCATGGTCAGACCGTACTTCAGGGCATAACGGGCAATCTCCAGCGCACCGGCAATATCGCCGGTATCCAGACGCCACAGCATGACCGTCATCAGAATGTCATCCTGTGCGCCTTTGCCCTGCTCCAGCACGCCGTTCACCCACGGCAACCAGAACGGCAGCAGTTCGCGTTTTTTTGCGGCCTTCAGCTCTTTTGAATAAATCGCTTTCAGTGTGCGCTGGTCTGCGGCGAGCTTAACCAGCATCTGCTCATAGACAGTTGCATGTCGCAGCGGGGCGGCGTCCCGCTGCGCGGTTATCGCTGCCGAGACCCGCATCATGTGGCGCTGTGCGGGACTCGTCATCGGTTACGCTCCCGGCTCTGCGGTCGCTTTAGCCGGTGTGGAGAAATCACCGACCTTAATTTTTTCCACCAGACAACCGGCGGCGTAGTCTTCCACCACGTAATCAATGTTCATTGACTCGTAGTTCTCCACGCGGTCGAGTTTCGGGTTTTCCTCAATCACGCGGCGATGGCTGTCATCCATGTAGTAGATGGACAGGTTTTCCAGCTTTGTGATGAGCATCGCATCCGCCGGGAAGTACGGGACGCGTACCGCCGGCAGGTTACCGATGCGTTTCTGGCTGATGATGACGTCAGCGGCCAGCATTTCGCTGTTGTCCTGCTCCTTGTTGACGATGGGAAAATACTTGTCCGCCAGTAGCTGACGTCCCACAATCACCACAAGGTCAGGGTCTTCCTGATACCACGGCTCAATCAGGTTGTTGGTCGCATCCATCACCAGTGCGTCAAGGCTGGCATAATCACCGCCCTTACCCACGCGGATAACCTCAGAGGTGGTGTGCCCTTCCTCGTCAGTGACCTTGCTCATCACGCGCGCCGGTGCTTCATTGCGGTATTTCTGCAGCCAGCCGACCGCCACATCCTGTAGCATCGGATTACTGCTGCGGTCAGAGGTTTCGGCACGCCTCACGCCGTTAAAACCGGCCATGATGAAATCAAGGGACTGGCGTTTGATAATGGCGTTACGGATACGGAGCTGGAAATCCTGATAACGCGCCCACAGGTCAAGCGTTTTGTAGCGGATATAAAAATCGAAGTTAATCTGGTCGCATTCGTACTTGTTTGACGCCAGCTTCGAGAAGTCCTTCGGCTGACGCTCGGTGCCACCGGCGGTGTCGCTGGTGCTGGCGATGGAGCCGGTGACACCAATACCAATTTTTTCCCCTTTCATTTCGCTGACCGGCACAATGTTGATGCGGGTCAGAAAGTCAGAGGACTCCTGCATGGTGTTCATCAGGGTCTGGGTGACCGACGGTTCAACGGTGAATTTTTTCGACACATCACCGGCGTCGATGCCGTTCAGTTCGGCAACACGGGACAGGTAGGCATTAAATTTAAAGCGGGTTTCCTGGCGCATAGTTTTTCCTGAAATTAAGGGTTAATCGTGAAGGTTTTCCCGGACTGACTGACGCCGGTCAGCAGTTCGTCATCAGGGCGTCACCGCCACCACCGGTGGCCTTGCTGCGGCGCTGCTGGGTCAGACTTTCGGTGTGGTCGAGGCTGTTTTTCAGGCGGGTGAATGCCTGGCTGGTTTCATCCGCCCTGTCAGCTACATCCTGCTTAAGTGCGGAAAAGGCGGTTTCCATCTCAGCGAGGCGCTGCTCAGTGGCGCTCAGTTTTTCCTGCACATGTTCAGCAACAGCGGTCACCGCTTCATGCACGTCATTCAGACGGGCGTCATCGCTGGCCTGTTTGCGGCCAAAAATGGATTTCACCTTTTCGGTCAGGGCGGTGAACACGGTTTCAGGCAGGTCTTCAAATTCCAGCTCAACAGGCGTTGCCACTGAAATCAGGTTTTCAGGGCTTAATTTGAAGCGGTTCAGGGGGTTGTGTTTTGCCGTGCGGCAGAATTCCAGGTATTCCGTGCCGAGGCTTGCCGGGTCATCGGTGACGGCCAGCCCCACCAGATAACATTTGCCGGTATTGGCAAAGTTCGGCTGAATTTCCATTGAGGTATAGACCTTCTGCGCGGCCTTGTTCATCGCGATAAGGTCATCGGTCGGGGTGATTTTCGCAAACAGCGCCCATTTGCCTTTCAGCGCCGAATCATCGTCAATCTTTTCGGCCTTCAGTTCGGCCACATCGCCATAACGCTTAAAAATACCGTCAGGCAGGATGCCACGCAGATGTTCCAGGTTAATGCGGCAACCATAGACTCGCGGGTCAAAGGTTTCGGCCATTTCCTGAATATCCTGCGCACTGATGACACGCCCGTCACAGGTGTCACCCTCAACGCCGATACGAAAGAATTTTGAGACTTTTTTTGCCATTGTCAGGAGTCCTGAATAGTGATTAGAGGAGTCACATGTCGGCATCAGTTTCCCGACGATGCGCATCCTCCGCCATCAGTCCCGGATGGCTTATCACTGACACAACAGCACCTTAGCGAATCGCAGGGCGCGACTCAGTAGCCTTGCCGTGTATTCATCACGGCGAGGTATTCATGACCATCACCACAGACACCACTCTTTTACACGACCCGCGTCGTCAGGCGGCGCTGCTGTACTGGCAGGGGTTTTCCGTACCGCAGATTGCCGCCATGTTGCAGATGAAACGCCCGACGGTGCAGAGCTGGAAACAGCGCGACGGCTGGGACAGCGTTGCCCCCATCAGCCGTGTCGAAATGAGTCTGGAAGCGCGGCTGACTCAGCTCATCATCAAACCGCAGAAAACCGGCGGTGACTTCAAGGAAATTGACCTGCTGGGACGCCAGATTGAACGACTGGCACGGGTAAACCGTTACAGTCAGACCGGCAACGAGGCAGACCTTAATCCGAACGTCGCTAACCGCAACAAAGGCGGGCGTCGCAAACCGAAAAAGAATTTTTTCAGTGACGAGGCCATCGAAAAGCTGGAGCAGATTTTCTTTGAGCAGTCTTTCGAATATCAGTTGCACTGGTATCGCGCCGGGCTTGAGCACCGCATCCGCGATATTCTGAAATCCCGCCAGATTGGCGCGACGTTTTATTTTTCCCGCGAGGCGCTGCTGCGCGCCCTGAAAACCGGTCATAACCAGATTTTTCTGTCGGCCAGTAAAACGCAGGCGTATGTGTTCCGCGAATACATCATCGCCTTTGCCCGGCTGGTTGACGTTGACCTGACCGGTGACCCGATTGTCCTGGGCAATAACGGTGCAAAACTGATTTTTCTCGGCACCAACTCCAACACCGCACAGAGCCATAACGGCGACCTGTACGTCGATGAGATTTTCTGGATCCCGAATTTTCAGGTACTGCGTAAGGTGGCATCAGGTATGGCCTCACAGAGTCACCTGCGGTCGACCTATTTCTCCACCCCGTCCACGCTGGCGCACGACGCCTACCCGTTCTGGTCGGGTGAACTGTTCAACCGGGGACGCGCCAGCGCCACCGAACGCGTGGAAATCGACGTCAGTCATAACGCCCTTGCCGGAGGTCTTCTCTGTGCGGACGGCCAGTGGCGGCAGATTGTCACCATTGAGGACGCCCTGAAAGGTGGCTGCACGCTGTTCGACATTGAGCAGCTTAAACGCGAAAACAGCGCCGACGATTTTAAAAACCTGTTCATGTGTGAATTTGTTGACGACAAGGCGTCGGTGTTCCCGTTCGAGGAGTTGCAACGCTGCATGGTCGACACGCTGGAAGAATGGGAAGACTATGCACCCTTTGCCGCCAATCCGTTCGGTTCCCGCCCGGTATGGATTGGTTACGACCCGTCACACCGTGGCGACAGCGCCGGATGCGTGGTGCTGGCACCGCCGGTGGTGGCCGGTGGCAAATTCAGAATACTTGAGCGTCACCAGTGGAAAGGCATGGACTTTGCCACTCAGGCTGAATCCATCCGCAAACTCACCGAAAAATATAACGTCGAATACATCGGTATTGATGCCACCGGCCTCGGTGTCGGCGTGTTCCAGCTCGTGCGCTCGTTCTATCCCGCCGCGCGCGATATCCGCTACACGCCGGAAATGAAAACCGCAATGGTGCTCAAGGCAAAAGACGTTATCCGCCGTGGCTGTCTGGAATATGACGTCAGCGCCACCGACATCACCAGCTCGTTTATGGCTATCCGCAAGACCATAACCAGCAGCGGACGCAGTGCCACCTATGAGGCCAGCCGCAGCGAGGAAGCCAGCCACGCCGACCTCGCCTGGGCGACCATGCACGCCCTGTTAAATGAGCCACTCACCGCCGGTATAAGCACCCCGCTGACATCCACCATTCTGGAGTTTTACTGATGAGCAAGAAAAAAGGGAAAACACCGCAACCTGCGGCAAAAAAAATGACCGCCAGCGCCCCGAAAATGGAGGCATTCACCTTTGGTGAGCCGGTGCCGGTACTCGACCGCCGTGACATTCTGGATTACGTCGAGTGCATCAATAACGGCAGATGGTATGAGCCACCGGTCAGCTTTACCGGTCTGGCAAAAAGCCTGCGTGCTGCCGTGCATCACAGCTCACCGATTTACGTCAAACGTAATATTCTGGCCTCGACATTTATCCCGCATCCGTGGCTTTCCCAGCAGGATTTCAGCCGCTTTGTGCTGGATTTTCTGGTGTTCGGTAATGCGTTTCTGGAAAAGCGTTACAGCACCACCGGTAAGGTCATCAGACTGGAAACCTCACCGGCAAAATATACCCGCCGTGGCGTGGAGGAGGATGTTTACTGGTGGGTGCCGTCCTTCAACGAGCCGACAGCCTTCGCGCCCGGCTCCGTGTTTCACCTGCTGGAGCCGGATATTAATCAGGAGCTGTACGGCCTGCCGGAATATCTCAGCGCCCTTAACTCTGCCTGGCTGAATGAGTCGGCCACGCTGTTCCGCCGCAAGTATTACGAAAACGGCGCACATGCCGGATACATCATGTACGTCACTGATGCCGTGCAGGATCGCAACGATATCGAAATGCTCCGCGAAAACATGGTGAAGTCGAAAGGCCGCAACAACTTTAAAAATCTGTTTCTCTATGCCCCGCAAGGGAAAGCCGACGGCATTAAAATTATCCCGCTCAGTGAAGTGGCAACGAAGGACGATTTTTTTAATATCAAAAAAGCCAGCGCCGCAGACCTGCTGGACGCGCACCGCATCCCTTTTCAGTTGATGGGCGGCAAGCCGGAGAACGTCGGGTCGCTGGGTGATATTGAGAAAGTGGCAAAGGTCTTTGTCCGCAATGAGCTTATCCCGTTACAGGACAGGATCCGCGAGATAAACGGCTGGCTCGGTCAGGAGGTCATCCGCTTTAAAAACTACTCACTGGACACTGACAACGGCTGAACATCGCCGCCTGCGGGCGGCTTTTTTACCCCCCGTCATCACGCCCTCACACGCTCACCACCGCACAAAACAGCCCGCAGGCAAACCAACGCCCCGGCGCACAATCTAAACGCTATCACGACACGCTCAGACGCTGAAAAAATAAAATCAGCACCACCGCCGGCGCGCAGTGCTTTCCCCGCCTCGCCCGCCCGCTTCGTGGGGCGGTTTTAATGCAGATGCATTATGAGCCCTGAGCTGCGCCTAACGTGACACAGTTCACGAGAAAAATAGGAATTATCAAATGCAATTTCATGCAGATAGAGAGGCATGAGATCCCGAAGCTTATATTCAACCCTCTGCCGAAATATTTCTTTGGAGAAATGCTCTAATTTTTTGCCTGAAAGCCTCACATTCATCAGGCTTTAACCTCTCAAGGTATTCAAAAATCCTAGTTTCATCCCAGCCGTTGTCATAGGTTTTCACTACCCCTCGATAAACTTGCTTATCAAGTTTATCGTTACCTCTAGTTGTAACTCTCGGGATCGATTCATCTTGGCCGTATGCTTGATAGAAATCCTTCTCAACGCTTTGGAAAGGTATGCATAAAATATTTTCACCTCGAGCATGCCTTTGACCTAATTGATCTCCGTCTAACACTGAGATCACATTCTGTTGAGTCGTGAGAAAGCTCTCTCTCTCATTACGACGCATTAAATCAATGACATTAGTTCCTCCACCAACATATATTATTTTATATTCGTAGAAGTAATCATTCCCAGGAGCATTAATTATATATTCTAAGAAATTTTGCAGAACTTCATCTTCAGTAAGAATGTACTTATCCCATCCTTTAAATCCAAAAAGCGTACTTTTTATATAATTATATGATCGATTTGTAATTGTAGTTCCAGCATCACCTTCGCACATATAGTACAATTCATCATCATTCAGCGTTTGCATTAAAGCAAGTGAATGTGTTGTGAATACAATATTCACCGAGTGTCTCTGACAATATTTCCTTAGCACTGCTATAAGATGGACTTGCGCCGAAGAGTCTAGTGATATATCTATCTCATCTATGACAATGAATTTTCTTTTGAGCTCAATCATTCTAAATAAATTCAAAATAAAATACTCACCCGAGCTAAAGTAATCCTCCCTTATGTATGTTCCGTTCTCATTCAATCTGAAATAGAAAATTTCATTTTTTACAGAAAATGCTTTAAGATTATTGTAAGAAGAAGACTGATATACCTCATTGAGTATATTTATCAAATCCTCGGGAACGCTATAGCTTTCAAACGCAATACTTTTTCTAAGTTCAGTATCAATTTTACTAAGTGTTGGGAAGTTATTGAACCTCATTCCATGAGGAATGGGCAACTCGACATAAAGATTGGATTTTATATCTGCTGGAATTATTTGCTTAGTATCTATTACCTTCAAATTCTCATCATAGACATATACTATATCTTGATCATTAATATTATATACTATACTACTGTCAGGATTGAATATATATCTAGAAGATGTCTTTATGAATGTATCTGCTGATTGTAAATTTTTAATTGCTTTGATTAGCGTTGTCTTTCCAGCACCGTTCTTTCCTACAATGCAAGTCAGTTTATTTTCAGAAAGATCAATAGCAAATGACATATGTTCAACATGCTGGATTTTCGAGATCTCAATGTTTATTTTCATTTTAATTTACATTCTTGTAAAAAAGCATATCGACAATCGTATTTCCGTATTTTCTCTTTAGCTTATCGAGATAACTCTTATCAATTGTGTTTATATGATTCAAAAGACCAGAAACTGTATTAACGCCCTTTTCCAAGATCTCACTATCATTCAATCCGCTGGTTTTAACCTTAGGATCTTTTATTATAGAATCTATAAATTTATCTTTATCCGTTACATAAAAATGAATCAAATGCTCAAGCTTTCTTTTTATTTTAATATCAACAGAGACTATCTGAGACGGTAAAATAACCATCCCCAGCAGCTTAATCTTACTGCCTTTTTTAATCAATTTAGTTTTTGCTGAGTTTAGTTTGAAATGTCCCTTCCCAAACTCACCCAGCAGGTCACTTACTACAGAATGAATATTCTCAAAACCCTCATCATTTTCAGAGGAAATAATAATATCATCTGAATAGCGTGTGAATATATATTCATGGTTAATACAATATTGCTGCATCTCAACATCAAAGTCATATAAACATGCATTGCTGAAAGCTGGTGATGTCGGGAACCCTACAGGCAACGAATTATCGATAATAATATAATCTAAAATTTTATCCAAGTGTATATTTAAATCGGAAATGGGAACGTTCGATAAGTTATCAACTAAAACTGATCGTGCATATTCACGAGTTATCGATGGGAAAAAGCTTTTAATATCAGTATTGAAGAATATCTTACTACAGGCGTGAAGTTTTACTGCATCATAAGTGCTGCTTCCTTTTCTATACGAAAACACAACATCCTTATTTACTTTCAAGTATGAAAGAACAAATTCATTTATGAATTTGTGATACTCTTTTAGTTTAGAAGTGGGCTCAGCAATTAACCTTTCATCAAAGGTTATAAATTTAGTTTGTTGAAATGGTTCAAACGAAAGAAAGTTTTGAAAGGAATCTTTTTCGAAGAATGCAATATTGAAGGCTTTTTCGAGACTAAGGGGTTTCATCGTTGGCTGAGCTTTTGTTTTTTGAGTTGAATGGATTCTAAGATGAATGCTTTAACTCTCAGTCTTTCCTCACCCCAGACACCCTCCCTTCGCAGGCTTTACTTCTTGTACATACCTTCTCTCGAAAGAGAAGGCAGTACAAGAGCAACACTATATAAAGGCCTGTAGAGGCCAACATTTATGACTGGAGATGCTCCTAGTCGTTGGCATAAAAACACTTTAAACCAGATTATGAGCATTTACAACATTTCAAGCCGTCGAACGCAGCCCCAATCAGAAAAGAACTCACACGGCCATCATAACATCATGATTTAGATGGATATAAATCACCCTTCATGCTTCACCCACTCGTCCGCTATCGGGTATACAAATCTTTTTTCGCCATAAACCACTATTCCGCCACGAGCCAGCGCCTGAAGTTCCCACCGCTGCGGCGTGATACCCTGCTGCGCCAGTTCGAAGCGGATGCGCGGAATCTGAGCCCTCTCGGCTTTTGTCATTCGCCCTGATGGTGCTATCTGATTCGATTTTAATGGCTCATCGCTTCTTTGCTGTCGATTTTGCTGCGGCGCGCCGTGTTTTAATGCACTCCTGAGCACCGTCACAACTTCGGGGTCATCCCATGCAATAACCCCATCATCGACAAGATTTAGCACCGCTGCGGCATGCTCAGACGGCGTAGGTGTCATAACTGGATCGCCACCGTCGGCAAGCTTTCCACAGTTATTGACAGGACTCCGAGGCGCGGCGATGCCGCTTTTTAAAGTCAAAGGCTCCACGACCGGAACTTTCGGCACAATGCGCCAGTCCGTCGTTCTGGTGATATGAATATGACGCGCGCCGAGATGCGGCGCGTAAATGCCGACCACTCTCTCGACTTCTTCCTCGTACTCGTTAACGTCATCCGACGGGCTACGGGCGACTCTGACAGTCTGGCAATCGCGCGGAACATTTGCCCCACCCTGCGCACTGATATACAACGCAAAATCACCACTGTCTGCGGCGGCGCGTGCAGCCTCGACGCGCTCGTCAAACTCATCAGCAATGCTGACGCCGCGAGGCAATTTGCGTAGTTCACGGTAAGCCCCCATTGTCGGCAGGCCAACCGTTTTAAATTGCGGAATGCGCCACGTTGACGCCCATGCGGTAACAGCCGCTGCAGTGTCTTTC